GGATGATTCTCGTACTCCTCAATCTTCTGATCCAAGGAGCAAGTCAATATGTCCTCAAGGAGTCTAGAGCACTTCTCGGATTGAACTCCCTTGAGAATAGCCAACCGGTGCAACTCAGGGTTGTTAAAAAAGTGCTAGTTGGTCCTATTGTAGTGCTACCTGGTGGACAAGACTTTCCGAAGGTCTCGGGTAGCGAAGGTTTTCCCCTACTGGTGGTAGAACCACTTCGAGCAAAATTGAATGGAATTCAAGTCACCCGTTGCACAAACTTTGGTACACTGACCAAAATCGGAGTCAATATCAGGTGACCGGGAGGTCATAGACATAATAGTCTTTGCTACTTCTTGAGAATGGTTGGACATCACATTCAAATCGTCGCCGGCATTGAAAGGGAACCGTGGTTTTAAATGCACGGTAGCATACCCCTCTTCGTAGACACCCATCCTGAAGGTGTTACCTAATGTCGTGTACGGTTCACCAGAAAACATAGTGCCGTGAATAGTGAATGGCACATAGTTATTTGAGTCCTTCCCCACCTTGTACTTCTTGAAAACCCTCCTTTCCTCTTTGCTCCATTTGGCTTAGGAAGCCTCAGGGGCCTTAACAAAAACTATGAGGTCATAGACCATAGCCTCTTTTACAAACAAGTCAGCAGCCTCCTTGGGTGATAGTCCATTGACAATGTTGTCGGGGTGAGAGAAGACGTCGACCAGCCAACCATGTATCCTCTGTAGGAACTCGCCCTCAACAATCACGCGGTTTTCATAATGTTGAGTCGAGTCAAATGATGATCCATCTATACATGTGGTTTCTTTAAACCCACTGTTGTCGATCCTCTCGCATATTTGCTCGGTGGTCATTGAGTGGATGAATGAAAGATTGCAGGCCTTAATACTAGACCAAAGCATCCACTAGATTGCTGCATGTATTCTGTACCCAACTCCTTTTGGAACCATAATGTTCCTTGGTTTTGAGTCGTGTATGAAGAATGGGCCCTCATACATTGGGTTGCCGGTGTAGTAAACTTCTCCACTCTTGACCATGGTCTCAAAGGGTCCTTTAGACAAGTCACCTGTCAGTAGGGCTCGACGTATGCCTAACAGGTAGTCTCGCACTTTTGCTTTGTCATCAGGGAAAGCAGCAGCTGGGTAGTCCATAAAAGACCTGACTGGAGGGGGGATCCAATTGGCGAACATGCGGTCAAAATAGCTCTTGCTAGCTTGTTCAAGGAGTGGAAGATTTGTAGGTTTAGCAGTGCACGACAAGTGGCGTCGGATGCACATGTAAGAATTCCCAAAAGTCTTGTGGTGCCATTCAAATTCTGATAGGGGTCCCATATTGCCACCAAAGTCAGAGTATCTACCTGCAGCTATAGCTTAATGACCAGTCAAGACTGTGTGCAACTCATTGTCAAGGCACTTGATCCAAGATTGTCTGATGTGGTCAAACTTGTAGTCGTAATAGACCAGGGCGCGTTAGTAAAGTAGCTCCAAATTGAATTCACCATCCTTGGTGATTTTGTTAGAGGGACATGGAGGCTGTGGCTTCTTCATCTTATAATAGTCACTACGCTTAGTGGCCAAATCTGATGAAGGGAGTGTGACCATTTTTTCAGTCTTCTCTCCGGCCTCTGGTAATTTAAGGAGCCATTCTTCCTCGCTCTTCTAGTATCCATACTTCCCGAAGAGCAGGCGAGTCTTGTCAACGATGGGTCTGACTAAGGTTTAAGCCTCAGGGTCGTACCTGGCCATGATGGAATTTTGATCAGCTGGAATCGAATTGGGCAGCTCGGGCGCATGATAGACGTGCTTAACGCCGTACCGAACTTTC